CGGTTAAGGCTGATGATGTTTCAGCTGGCCCTGACCCGGCAAACCTAGCCACTGCCGCAACAGCGGCTAATGAAGCGAAGCAGACTCCGGATGCAATGAGCACCGACCTTGGTAAGCCAGTGAAGCGCAAGGATGTAAACATGCCTAAGACATCAGGCGAGAACCCGGACGCGTCCATCTCGGATGCTACGCAGCGAACCTACTTTAATCCAACTCCCGTAGGCCCTGGCGCAATTCCAGGCACACCTCTGCCGCTAACGAATCTTGGTACGGATTCGGCGGGCAATCCGATTCCAGACTCCACATTCACGATTCCGAAGAAATAAGCGATGTCAGATTTTAATATCTTTTCACCGATCCCTCTGCAAGATCAGAACATCAACGACTGCACTACGGAGCGTGACAATGGCGTCAAGACAAACGTCACAAACGCTGATCATCCGATCCACTCGTCGAATGGCTTGATAGAGAATATCAACAACTCCATCGGCTGGGCTAATACAAAAGAGCAGCCACGCAAAGGTCAGATCTCAGACGATACGCTATCCGCTCTTAAGATGTCAGAGGTTCAGACGCGGGTGCCAGCTGAACTAACAGCCTTTATTGCTGACTGGAACCAGGACATCACCACGGCCAGCCAGGACTTTAATGGTCTAGCCCTTATGTCCATCCAGCACGCAAACAACCTGCGTAGTGTATTTCAAAAGGATCCGACCTACGGGCAGATGCTGGCAGCACATGTATTGGGATCAGCCAGTGACGTAAAGAACCGCTGGGACTTGGCTGTAAAGAAGCCCAATGAAATTGCACAGCCCTCCGGCAATGTTAAGAAGGCGGACGTAGTCTTCAAAAAGCTCCGCAATAATAAGGCTGTGCCGCGTACCAACAAGGAAGTAGCTGACTTCTTCGAAAAGCGAATGGTTAATGGCAAGGCCTTGTTCAAGACATTCCTAGGCAACAACAGTAACATTGCGGACCATTTGGCTGAAAGCGGAAACCCGCTGGCGGCCGCATTTAGTTCAGCTATGCAATCGTTTGAACAGGTAGCTGACGCTATCCGCGCACCCAGTGGAGCGGGACTTGAGTCGCTGGTCGGGAATATCCTGAGAACCGTCAATCAGGTTGGTGGCGTCTCGGCAATTCCCGGCATCGATCCACACATCGCCACACTACAAAATGTCATGCAGACCATTCAAGCGGTCGGCGGCGGTAATGCTGTTGCTGATCTCCAGGGACTGGCTCAGCAAGTGAACCAAATAGTACCTAACATCCAAGGTCTGCTTAATAATGTCGGCGGAACGATTGGTGGGATTGGTAGCCAGTTACAGACGCTCACGGGCGCCCTAGGCAATATGTCGTTGTCGTTGGGTGGTATTTCAATTGAGCTGGGATCGGGCGAAGATGGAGAAAGCTTTACATTGACAGCAAAATTTGATTCTGAAGATCCAGATCGCAAGCCGGTCTCGCAAGGAAAATAACAATGAATCTCGTCCAGAACGCTTCCCAGATTGACTACGGCTTTCGCCTGTCCAATAACTTTGTGCTAGAGCACCTTACGACAGGCGCGTTCCACAATGTTATAGGCAAGTTCATTCCGCAGTTCCCGACCGCCCTTGTCCCATGGATGCCCAATGGTATCTTCTCGCCCGGCTTCCCCATCCTTCAACTGGCTCAGAACCTACAGATCAGTGCTGGTGGGGTGCTTGAACATCTGCTAACGGGCATTGGATCCGACACTATCATGCAGACAGGCTTCCTCAATAACGTATCGCCAGCAACCCTCATCAATGAGATGGGGCACGTTGCTGGACTGGGTATTGATATTGGAGTGGCGGGCTTCGTCAGTAATCCGTTCAATATTGCAAAGGACATTCAGTCCATTGCCAAGAACGCTTCGAGTGTGACTGTAATGTTCGGGGCTAATTCCGGCTACTTCCATATCGACATCGACCCGTCAAAGGTCAGCGCCAACTACAATTCAAGCAACGTACAGCTACCGCCCATTATTTCAGCTGACTTGATCACGGGTGAGATTGTAAATGGTCTGGCGGCCATGCGCGGTTACGTCTAGCGGCCGAAGTTCCACATACCCTGCAAGAAGCGTTTCTTGCGTTGGGATTTGGACTGGGTATTACTCTCTACCTCGTCAATCAACCTTTCGATGCTACAGATCTCCCATGTGGATGTTCTCATCTCGTCTATACCATGGGCTTGCAACACCCGAAGGACCGCGAGGCCATTCGGCATCTTCGCAATCTCCTTTGCCGCTTCTAGCGTTTTATATCCCACAATCCAGAACTCCCACCAAAACTACCTTAGATCCAATAGATAAATATCAGAACGATCAATAACCAACCTGTTCTGCTGCTGCTCTGCTTCCTCTTCGACAGATACCTCGCCCGGTTTACAACCTCGGCTCGGTAGGTAGATTCTATGACATGTCAATGGAGAAGTCAATAAAATCACTCAGAAAAACTCATAAATAGGAAGTGAAATGTGCGCACTTTGTAATCGGCTGAAGTATGTCAAGCCTAAGCCGATAAAGAAAAAACCTGCTCAACCCAAGAAGAAGAAAAAGAGAAAAACTTGAGAAAGGTTCGTTACAAGGACTTGGATTTTAATTTCCGGTCACATCCTGTAACAGGGAAACTCATTGTTGCAAAGGATGTGGATGCCGTGAAGCAAGGTCTGAAGAACCTTGTCATGACCAACAAGTTCGAGACCCTCTTCAATCCATATCAATATTGCGGTGTGCGAGGGATGTTGTTTGAGAACATTACTCCAGTCACTGCCGACATTATGCAGAAGCAGATCTTCTTCGCAGCTCAAAATTATTCCAGACGGGTTACCATTCTGAACGTCATTATCGGTGTACAGCCTGACAATAACGAAATCAAGGTAACTATTATTTTTAGTCTAGAAAACATTCTCGATCCTCAGTCGGTCGATATGTTCCTCGAGAGGGTCCGATAGTTTGTTCAAGAACAATAAGTACACCCTGTGGTATTTCCGTATTATTGATAATGCCAAACTGCAAGGAAGAAGTAAGGGCGGCGGAACCTACTACGAGAGTCATCATGTTATTCCTAAAAGCATGGGCGGCTCAGATGCCACGGATAACAGAGTACTTTTAACCGCAAGAGAACATTTCATATGCCATGCGTTGCTAGTCAAGATGGTGGAGTGTGAACGAGCGTATTGTAGTATGGTGTTCGCTTTAAACGGTATGAAGCGAAGCGCAAATCAACGGTACATGAATGCGAAGCTTTATGAAGTGAATCGAAAACGACTAGCCAAGGTTATGTCTGAACGAGTAATTCCGCCACATTTTTCTAAATTGATGAGCGATCGGGCAAAACAATATTACCGAACCTACGGTAGCCCCACATTGGGGCGCGAGCATACCGAACAAGAAAAGCAACGGATGCGGGATAATCACTACGACTGTAGAGGTGCTAATAATCCCAGGGCAGTTAGCTGCAAAATAAATGACGTAATTTATCCGACAAAACAAGATGCGATGGCCGCTCTGAATGCCTCCTGGTACATCTTAACGTCAAGACTTAATTCCAAGAAATGGCCTACCTGGGAGGTTAGTCAGAAATGACAGCTAATACTTCACTGAATGTTGCTGACCTGAACTTTCAATCAATTAAAAATAATTTGAAAGCATTTTTACGTCAGCAGCCTATTTTCACCGATTATGACTTTGAGGACTCCACCCTATCCAAGGTGTTAGACGTCTTAGCCTACAACAGCTACTACCAGAACTTCTACCTGAACATGATCGGCAACGAAATGTTCCTGGATAGTGCACTACAGCGTGAAAACGTTGTCTCCGCAGCCAAGCCGCTAGGCTACCTGCCGCGATCAGTTCGCGCCTCCAGAGCCACCTTGAGCGTTGCCTTTGTTCCCAATGATAGCCCGGATGTTATCATTATCCCAGCTTACACGCTCTTCACAGCTTCGACAAACAACAATACCTACAAGTTCACGACCGATCAGGACTATGTTGTTCCGAACAATGGCACTTACGTTAAGACCATTGATATTTTTGAAGGGGAAGTACTTACCTACACCTGGACCTACTCCACTCAAAAGGTATTTGAACTACCCAATCCAAATCTTGATGCAACCAGCCTGCGGGTTTATGTGAAGCCAAATGCTAGCTCATCGACTAAGACGGAATACAAGTTCGTTCAAAACGTCATTGACATCCAAGCTACCTCCAATGTTTATTACCTGCAAGAAAATGCCAAGGGCAATTATGATATCTATTTTGGTGATGGTGTGCTTGGTGCGCCTCTCCAGCCCGGCAACGTGGTTATTGTAACGGGTAGATTTGCTACCGGAGCTGCTACCAACGGTCTAACCGGATTTGTTAACTCGGGAACTGTTGGCTTCAACAAGAATGATATTACCAAGACCTATAGCCCAACAGCCCTTGCTATCACCTCGGTTGCTGTGGACGGACAGGATCGGGAGGATATTGAATCCGTCCGCTTCTTAGCGCCTAAGCGATTTGGCATTCAGAACCGCTTGGTGGTTGCCGATGACTATCGTACCTACATCATGTCACAGTTCGGCGATATTGCTTCAATTGCTCTATGGGGTGGAGAAGATAATGATCCACCGATCTATGGCAAGTGCCTTGTGTCGGCAAAGCCCAAGTCAGGCTTTGTTCTGACCAATTCAAAGAAGTCGGAAATTGCGACAGCTGTGTCCAAGCTAAACGTCATGTCAATTGACCCACTGTTTATTGACCCAATCTTCACGTTCATTAATCCTGTGATCACGGTCCACTACGACCCGTCTCTGACTGTGCTTACGTCCGATGCACTTTACGAAAAAACAGCAACGACAGTGACGTTGTACGAGCAGAACCATTTGGGCGTGTTCGGCAGTAGCTTCTATGAATCGCGCCTGACAGCCTTGATTGACCAGACAGATAACTCGTTCCTCAACACCGATCTAACCATCCAAATTGAGAAGCGTATTACCCCAATCTTCAATTCGGTGGTGACTTATAAGATCCTGCTTCATGCCCCCTTGTATCATCCCTATGACGGATACCTGGGTTGTGTCTCCACAGAAGGCTTCACACAAGCCTCAAGCGACAAGGTTTGCTTCTTTGATGATAACGGGTTTGGTATCATCCGAATGTTCTACAAGTCCGGTAACACAAAGGTCTACCTCAATCGTAATGCAGGAACGGTTGACTACTCGACCGGGACAATTTTGCTGAAGTCCATTGGCTTCCAGTCCGTGGCTAGCACCCAGATTAACGACCTACGGATATTTGCTGCGCCACAGAATAGCAGTTATACCCCACTACGCAATGAGATTTTGCTCCTGTCGTTCCCGCGAATCAATATGTTTGACGTGAACTTGGATCTGACGCTCACGTCCAAGATCGTTGATGTGCTTGGCAATACGACACCGATTCAAAATAATGGTGTCCTCACAACGGTTGTTCTTTAATGGTCTCGACAACTCCGAATAAGAACCTTTCACTATTCATCGACAAGCAATTCCCCGAATATTTTCGGGAAGAGGCTCCGATGCTGGTTCAGTTCGTCAAATACTACTATGAGTGGATGGAACAGACCGGCGGCACAATTGACATGCTGCGGACGATCCAGAACTACCGCGACACGGACCTAACACCCGACAAGTTCTTTGATTTCCTACGTTACGAGTTTATGCAGAATATTCCGCAGAACTTGTTAGTGGATAAGCGGCTTGCGATCAAACATATCATTGAGTTCTTCCGTGCCAAGGGTTCGGAGCGCGCCTATCGTATGCTCTTCCGTATGCTCTACAATGAAGAGATTGACTTCTACTATCCCGGCAAGGATATGCTGCGAGTCTCGGACGGGCGCTGGGTTATCGACAAAACGATGAAGGTTCAGCTGATCGTCCCGATCACCGACCTAACCGCGTTCGACCAGTTCACGGGTGCGGGATCGGGCGCAACCGCCTCGTTCCAAAAGATCTATGAGTACTACGCAGGTGGTGTCCTTGTCCAGGAAATGTCTCTCACGAACATTAGAGGTGAATTTAAGGTACTTGAGCCGCTCAACCGCGTCGACAACGGCGTGACATTTGGCTTTGTTTCTTCGGAAGGCATGGTTACCCATCCAGGTCGCTACGCCACCACAGACGGCTTTATTTCATGGGACAAGTTTATCCAGGATAGCTTCTTCTACCAGGAGTTCTCCTACGTTATTAAGAGCGGCCAGTCACTAGCGAACTTCGGTGCGATTGCCAAGAAGCTGGTCCATCCGGCAGGCACAAGACTATTCTCCATCGTCGCAAAAGAGATTGACCTCCCCGTCAACTTTGACAACAATGCGTTCACCGTGCATTCAGGTCCCTATAACCTTGAGTCCCAGCAATACATTATTACGCTTGCGGTGCTTGGTGCTGACATCTCGTCGGACCTTGATATCAATTCGGTAGGGTTCAGTGGTAAGATCATCCTTGAGATCCTGATACCACGGGAACTTGGCAGCATGGTGTCTTCCATTGCGTCAGGTGATTTGAACCTTGTCGGGGATGGCACGGTAACACGGTCAAGTAACACAAGTATCGCATATTATGGCCCATTCACGATTGGTGAGATGGGTGCGATCCCGCTCAATATGTTCGGCAACACCCAGCTCATCCAAGGGACTGGAACACACTTTAAGACGCAACTGGACGGGTATCAGATCCTTGATATTAAGGACGCTGACAACAGCGCAAACACCATCTACCTCATCAGCGAACTGTATTCCAATACGTTCTTGAGAATTGCAGAGCCATACCAATTCGCAACGCTGACGGATCAGCCGTATGTCGGCATAAAAGTTTACTAACTAGTCCTATAAATAAAGTAAGGGACAAAGGAATTTTAGGTTAATGACCGGTATCATCACTCAAAGCTTCAAGCTCAATACAGCAACAAACTTCCGCTCGCAGTTTACAGCGGAAGCACCCACACAAATTTATCTGTTCATTGGCCGTTCAACGACATGGCCGGACGAGAACAATCCACCAGATCCAATTGACTCCACGGAAGTGACAAGTCTTGTTGGTGCATGGAACAACATGCTGGCAATGAAGAAGGTCAGCGTGAGCGACATTACCTTCGCCGCTCCGCGTTATGACTGGACAGCGAACACCGCGTATGCGATGTACACCTCAAATACAGCCTACCAGTCCTCCAGTTTTTACGTCTTAACCGACGACTTCAATGTTTACAAATGTCTCTATAACAATGAAGCAACCCCGTCAACCGTAAAGCCAACCAACCAGCTAACCACGGCCTTCTCGACCGCTGACGGTTATCAATGGAAGTACCTGTTCGCCATCACCGCTCCGGACGCATTGAAGTGGTTGACCCTCTCCTTCATTCCCGTTAAGACGCTAACTATCGACGACGGTC